CCGGTTTTTCTATTTTTGGTTCTTCCTGTTTTTCTGCTTTATCTGTGTAAAGACTTTCCATTCTATCTTTACTTTCAATTGCAACCTGTTCCGGGTCGCTAAACATATCAATGACCTTAATTGCTCTCTTGTAATGGATTCCACAGTTCAACAAAATCTGAAGAACTTCCGCTTTTACCATCATGTTATCTAGCTTATTGTGGTTGATATGAATTTCCACATCACTCGGAACAAGTGTAAAGCCTTTTGAAATTCTAAGCCTGTTCAGAATAATCTTGATCGTCATATTCTCCGACTTTTTAAGAATCGGTTCATTGATTGCCGTTCGAAGTCCAGCGTCATAATGTCCGTTACGAAGATTGACTGCACCTTGAGTATCGCCCCCGGTGTTGATATTACCCCTGTTCGCCAATCCTTGAATGTCAAGAAAACGCTCAAACAAATCATTAAATACAACTTGCCCCTCTGTCTGATTCAGTTCCGTTGTCATTACATCAACGTCCGCCTTATTTTCAGTTCCGTTATTAGACTTCACAACAAGCGCACCCTCTTGTCTCATGCTCAAGAAGCTGTCTCTATCTACTTCGCAATTTACAAATTTTACCCATGAAGAAACGAACTGCTCGATCCCATTGATTCTGTCAGAAGAAAGAGTATTAATTGCATCTGTGATGGCAATCGTCATTTCAATATCGGAAAGTCTACGAGAATTATTTGGATATTCAATAACCGGAATTGCTCCATTTCCATTTATTCCAAATCTTCTCAATTTTCCTTCTGAAATTTCAAACCACTGACCGTTCGTGTAACAGAAGTAAAACTCTTGACCATTTTCGTCTTCTCGAATCTGACACGAGAAAGCCGGTTTATTGTTCGGAAAGTACACTACAAATGTATAAATCGGGTTTTCAGAAGATAACTCAAAGTCGCTTTCGTCCAAAACCGAACCATTTCCATCATCATTTCCAATAAAACGATATGCAGTGCCACAAATAGAACGCCATCTGCAAATATCAATGTCGCATTCCTGTTTGTTTTCGGAATCCATAATTGCATTAAGCCATGAAATTTCATCTGACTTCTTATCATCTGTTCCACGAAGAACGTATTGGATCGGCTCTGCACAAATATCAGCAGTTTTACGTTCAACCAGCTCATACGCAAGATTTACAGCGATTTTATTGTTTACTTCCGGTCGATTGACTTTTTTTCTATATAAAATCGGCTGATCTCCACGATAGTAACGATCAAGATACTCAATTTCCGTTGAATTCTGTCTATGGATTGCAAGTGCTTTATTCAATTCATCTACGATATTTCGCCATGTAATCTGTCTTTGCCTTGTGTAAATGATTTTTCTACCAAATCCACAATCGCAAATAGCAGAGAACGGTCT